ATCAATTGCATGTGTACCAATTGGTTTATCTTCTAGTGCTGTTTTTTTATAAAATATATCTTCTCTAGATATTTCAATTACTTCTCGTTTTTTAACGCCATCAACAAATAAATTTGGAGAACTATAATTAACTTTAATAGTATCCCCTATTTGTAATAGACCATCTAGTCCTAATCCGGACCATTGAATTATTTTACTATTAGTGGATGACACTTCATAGTCAACATCTAAGACTTGATATGGAGCATTTCTTATCGATACCTCAATATCATCTGTATCTCCCGGAGTATCACTTAGAGTCACATATTTATCAGCTAGTGTATCAGCATCAACAATGAATTTTTGTTGTTTAGTTATATTACGTGTATTTTCTATTTCATACATTACCGCTAGTGTATCACCAGAATTTAACAATCCATCCCAAGAAAGACCAGACCATGAAAGAATATTCGTTCCGGTTATCTCATAGTCTATACCATATGCTGAGAAGGACATGCCTGCTACGTTCGCTTTTAATGAGCTTGTAGTAGGGTTATTGGATAGGGTAACGTATTTATTACTTATATCCGCGCCATTTAATGTAAAAATGTCTACTGTATTACTATCCATTTAGTTCTCCGATGCCGAACCTGTTCTTGATATCTTATTTGATAATCTTGTATTAGATAACGAGCTTGTCTCATTTGCAAAAGTTAATTTTTGTATCGTATCTGCTTGAACTTCAGATACTCCGAGCTTACATATTCCACCACAATATAATCCCATTTCTGAGTTTTGTACAACTGCTCCAGCTGTCATATTAAATGGTAGTACAGTATTAATAGTTGTTACTGTACTATTAGTAATATTTATTACTTCAATTTCTTTAATAATGTCTGTTTCGTCATCACCATTAATAATATAGAATTCTTCGTCATTTTTTATCATCGTACTAGAATTTAAACCAGATAGTGAAGTATTCATAGTTGTTTCTACTGTCATATTAATACCATCAAATTCTTCTATAGTATTATATGTAAATGAAATATCATCATCATCTAATCCCTTACCATTTATAAAAAATATTCTATCATTTAATGACGCTGATGCTAAATATCCTCTACCACCATTACCTTCAGTAAATTCATCTATTAAAAATGTTGTGATATTTGAAAATGTTCTATTAGCAAATGATGCACCGTCAATAAAATTATTATATTGTGGAGTATCATTATACCCACCAGCAAAGAACATTTTGGAACTATTTTTAGCTGATACTAGAAAACTTGATTCTTCTGATAACGTTTGAGCTACTGTATCAACAACCAAATCTGAAGCAGTATTAGCATTAATATTAAATTTATCAATTCGGGTTAATTGTGTGCTTGCACTATTTTGTCCACCACCATTATATATAACGCCTTCATCATATACAGAAGCAAACCCAGTTCTTGCTAATCCGGCTCCAGCATTATAAACAGTTGTTAAGGAACTTGTAACTAGTTCACCTTGGCCAAAATTAATTTTTTCTATACTGACGTCATAACCATTACCCATTACATAACCATTTTGTGCATCGCCCCAATTAACTTTATCATAATATAAACTTATTCCCAATTCACCAATATACCCACTTAATGAAACTTGAGATATATCAGTTTGTCTATATAATTTAATAGGTGTATTACCACTAAATGTAACATACCCATATTCATTCATATCAGGACCATATTCCCAAAGCTCAAATAACCCCGCAGTGCTACTAGGCTTAAATTTGTGAACTACTAATTCATTGTCATAATCAGTTCCAATAGAATATATTAAATTAGTATTAGAAAACCCAGATAATGTTTTAATATATGTTTTGGTAATCATATCGCTACTAGTTGCTGTAACAATTGGGGTGCCAGAAGACAATGATGATTCTTTAATAGCAGCAGAATATTGATACCTACCACCATGTCCCGGAGATTTTATAAATCCAGGATCATCAGACACTGTTACCGTTTCACCTGTTGTTGCCATTATAATAATTTCAGCAGATGGTGCTGATAAGAACATACTATCAGTTGTCGCGGATACACTAGTATAATTAGTAGTTGTTTCAATTGGTTTATAATAAATAAATTGAGTATTAACAGCACCCGCATATTGATCAGTTACTTCATTAAATATACTTTCACCATTACCTAATGACTCGTGATATAAACTTTTATCTTTTGCACCTAAATCTGTTATAGCGCTTCTTATTGCTTTTTCAGATGGTAATGCAACTTTACTTGTTCTCTTTAGTGGTTTTCTAATATATCTTCTTAGTCTTGGACATAATCCCCTTGAAGGTATATCAGCTTCTTCACTAGTTGCGTATTCAATAATTGGTTTAATAGGTAACTTTAGTATATTAATGTGATATATAACCGAAACTACATCACCAGCGACTAGCTGCCCATCTAAATCTAACCCATCCCAATTAACTCGGCTTGTTGCTGCGTCAAAATCATAACCTCTAATTTGACCAGGTGCGTCTCCTACTTCTAATTGTACAGATGTTCCAGCTTTAATTATTTTTGCTACATATAGTTCTTTTTCTGTGATCATTCCAGATGTAATAGTAATAATTTCTTTTACTCTGCCAGCGTCAACATCAGAACTATAGATAATAGTATATTCATCACCGGAAGATATTTGCCCATCCAATCCTAAACCATTCCACACAATTCTTTTTAATGGTTGATTAACATCATAATCTATACCAAATATTTGATATGGTGCATTTGAAATTTCAAATTGAACATCATCCCAATCAGCAGGATCTTCAGTAATGTTAATAAATTTATTATTTACGTCTGTTATAGTCATTACACCGGTTTGAGAGGAAGAGGCGTTATACGTGCCATACTCCTCATACAACACTGATATAACATCACCAAGTGCAAGATCACCATCTAAAGTGAGCCCAATCCAGTGCAATTTGTACCGGTTAGTAGTATCTAAATCAAAATCAACATATTGTATTTGGGCGGGGGCATTTTGTATACTTAATCTAACAGTAGACCGTTTAGCCTCAGATGACAATAAAACATACTTATTAGTTATATCTGTTCCTGTTAATGTAAATATTTCAATTATACTATTCATTAAATAACTACTCCATTTATACCATTTCTTGATTTAATTAATCTTGAACTACATCTAATACAATCAGTATCTGTCGCGTAATTAACTCTGTCAATATAGTTATTATTAAATCGATTATCAAAATCATACTCTCCTCCACCGGCAAAGAATCCGATACTTTGACTATTATTTGAATTAGCGGCGCCGAATCCTCTTTTTACTGTAAGAAGACAATCTATTATAGAAATGGTTGAATTTTCTATATTATATTTTTGAAATATAGATTGTGTTTCACCATGTGTATTAATAGATTCATCATAAGCCTTTATACCACCGGCTAACCATATATTACTGATTTCTTGTGTTGCAAATAATCCTTCACCTTTATATAATAATTGCTGAGTTAAAGTGGTTATAGTAGTTGTATCTAAATCAACTTTGTCGATATCTTTTCTAAAATTATCTAATGATAATGTACCTGTACCTGCAGCATCTAATTTTCTACCACCAAATATATATATTGAATCATCCACAGGGAAATTAGCGACAGCGGCCATATCAGTAATTGGATCTGTCATTGATGTATAAGATGTTGTAACACCTGTTGATAAATTGGTTTGTTCAATATCGTCTCTACCTTCATATAGTGGTGTGGTCTCGTTATATGATTCATAACCGCCTATAGAATATGCCACGCCATTAACATTAACTGAAGCAAATCTAAATCTAGTACTTAATAAACTATCAGCTAAAAATGTTGAAGTATGGTTCAACGCATTATATTTTTCAATATAACCAATACCAGTATAAGTTGATGTTGTTTCTTCGCTAATTCCACCTAGTATATAAGCATAATCACCTTCAGCAACACAACCATATCCGGCGCGTTTTCTAATTATTGAACCTTTAAGTAATGCATTAGTAAAGTTACTGTAATTATAATTTTCAACGCTATTATAATATTCATTATTATCAGTATCTAGTCCAGCAAAATATACTATTTTACTACCAGCTGTATTTTCAAAATCATTATTATCGTAAAATACAGCAACTTCTATTTCACCTTGAGATTCTTTAATTTCATTATCGTATTTGTATATTTTAATATCACCATTAATAGGTGAAGCATTATTAGCAAATATTATATCAGAATCTGTATCTCTATATACTATAATGTTATCAAACCAAGATCTCATTTGATCTGAGACCTGTTTAAATGTTATTGAACTAACGGTATTTCTATCTGTTGTCATTTCACATATGTTAGCAATTTTCCCATCAATCATAACAACATATGTATCAAGTTCTGAAGAATTTAGAATTACTATATTATACCAAGTATCTGTTTGTGAAAGAGATGTTGTCTCACCATTAAATATTGTAAATGAGCTACTTCCTACATTATAATATAATGACCCGGCATCTAAACGAATATATAAATCACCGTCAGCACCAGTATTTGTATATATGTCAAAACTATCTGTAGCGTCTTCAATTAATACATTAAATTCAATTTTAAAATCTGATGTGTCTGGTATATCAAAATTAGTAGAAGCGCTATCATCAGTATAATAAAATTTAATTGCCCAATCTGTTTTTCCACCTAACCCATCAAACCATTGAGACAATCTAGAACTTCCAGGTGAATTTGGTAATGTACCAGGAACTGTTGGAGATGTAAATGTCCAATCTGTTGGATACCAAACTTGGGGATATTCTGGTGTACCTGTTGCAATAATAACACCAGAATTTGCAGTTTCAAAGTTATCACCATATACGGCGCTAACAGAGGTTACTGAGGTATCTTCAATATATTCAATTTTATCACTCATTAAATTACCATATTGAATATTAATAAATTCCCCAGTAGTTGAAGGAACAACGAATGGTTCTACAATTCCACTGAGTGCTGCATCATTACCAATACTAAACATTGATGATACACCTATATTTTCTGAAGTTAAACAACTTGTATCACTATATCTATCTTTTAAAGAGCTATAAGAAAATGGTTCACTTACTCTTACCATTATTTTACCAACAGCCATCCCAGGATGACCATTTAATAATGTAACAGAATCGCTATCTTCAAAATCTGACCATCTAACCTTTGTAGTAACTAAATTAGCACCACCATTAAAAACATTTCCTGATACAGTACTTCTTTCACCATGATCACCAGCTTGAGAAGTTGTTAACAAGAATGTATCACCAGTTAATGTATGACTCATTGGGCCTGATTCAATATATAATGATCTTAAATATATTGCGTTATTTTCTATATCACTTATAGGAACAGTTGATAATAATATATTTTCTGACGAAGCTTGTAAAGAAATATAATTAAGTCCTGATACGTGTAATATTTGATTACCTAAATTATTCAAAGCTGTTGCAATTGCCAATTCAGAAGGTAAACTATCATATGAAGTAGACAAACTTCTTACTGTTGATAGTAATTTAGGGCAAATACCATATTGTTCGCTATTTGCGAGCATACTAATAAGTTGTATTGGGTTTGCTGATGTTGCTTCTGTATAAATCATTTATACTAAATCTCCAGATAAGTAATTAACTTTATCAAACCATATTTTTAATAAAATAGAACCATAAAATTCACCCATGATATCTTTATCATAATTGCTATTACCTGGTCCTCTACCTAAAATTGTATTACTAGCAGACAAGTATACTGTTTCACTAGATTCAAAATAATCATAATGTTTACTTCTTAAATTACCTAAGTAATAGAACGGGCGCCATTCACCACCAGCTTCAACAGTTCCTACAGTTCTACCATTAATAATTTCATCACGTGTTGCAGTATAAAAATAACCAAATGGATTATCTAATGTGTTTGTAGTTTCATTATAATCAGTTCCAACATACATTATTTGTCCACCAGATAAAAAGGCATTATCAATTGGAATTTTAACGCCTAATTTGGTTATAGACATTTCACTATCTGTCCATGCATTACATGCGGCGTGAGACATTATAGGTAATTGATAATTTTCATTACATACACCATTTGCTAAATAATATATAAATTCATCATTAGAATAATAAGGTAAATTTATCCATGGTGCTGGCACTACTGAATTATATGAATCACCACTAGGCGGAATAAAAGACATCATAAAATATTGTCCGCCTTGAGTATACTCATTTGCGGTTCTAAATTTATATGTACCAGGTCTTTCGCCCCTGTAATCAATTCTTAATGCTGTGTCATTATTAACAGATGTAACTGCAACCCTATTAGTATATTTAGGATGTACTGTAATAGATTTATAATTTGCTGTTTTTGTACTGTCATCAAATTCTTTAAAGAAGCTAATTAATTCACCAGATAATGCTGGTATAGATAAATTAATAGCACTTACAGTAATACCATTTTCAATATTTTCTAAATTTTCTCGAATGGCATATTCAGATACGACACCAGAGATTTGAGCTATACTAACATCCCAAGTACTAGAACGTATAGGAGGACATAATCCTCCTGAAAGTTCTGATGCTGTGTCACTGGATGCAAATATGGCATTTGCTGAGAGATTGTAAATGTTAGTATAAGTATATCTAGCCATTTATTTTCCTATTAATATTCTATTTCATTAACTTTATAATTTTCAGACGTTACTTCAATTCTTTTTGATATTTCTTCCGAATTATATAAAAATGGGAATTGAAAACTATTTAACTTGTATATCCCATTAATTACATTAAAATCGGCACCTTTAATAATTAGTGGTGTCCATACTGCAAAAGATAAACCACTAAACCTTTTTGCTAATCCGGGTTTTGTACTATCATTTAGATACTTAGTATTTATTTGTTTAACACCATTAATTAATAATAATTGCCTATGTAAATCTGCAATATCAACGGACCCACCCATATAATTATTTGCAACGTTAAAAAAGGTTTCTAAAATATTAACAGCGTTCTTTCTTATTTTCTCAACCGATACCATAGTGTTTCTATCTCTAACAATTTCAATAGTATGTTTATAATCAGGATCAAAATTACTTAGTGTATTCCAATTTGGTTTCACTGTTGATCCTGTAGTACCAGTTCCTAAATCAATATCAGTTAATGAAACATATGGCATAAATGAAACTAGAAACGGGTCTAATATTACCACTTCAGATGTTAGTGGTTTTAGACGATTTAGGTCGCGTTCAATTATTTGTTTCGAATTAGGTGACACCTCTACATTATCCTCACTAGCTGATTTTAACCAAATATATACGTTATTAAAATCTGTTGAGTCAGCATATTTATATTTAAAATATATGATATCACTATTTAAATAATTATTTCCATATTCATCTGTATTCTGATATAACCATTGAAGATATTCCGCTAAATAGGCCGAGTCATTCTGTACCGATACATCATGTATTTCTTTATCACCTTTGTGATATGTTAATATATATTGTTTAAAATCGGTTTCTGTTGTTAAACGACCCTGCATACGAAACCAGTTTGGAGCATTTAGTCGAATCTCTTCTACGGTCTCAAAATCTTTAATAACTGTAGAAGGTTCTTCGTTAGTTAATGATATTTTAGTTAAATCATCACTTGTTAGATATGCTGAATTTTCATCTCGTTTAACACCTAGTAAATTATTTTCAATAAATAGTGTAGTTAATCCCTCAATCTTAACTTCTAGTTCACCGTCGGTAATTTGACCTACACCTATTTGACCATCGGGACCATTAGATTGAAGATACACTATATAAACAATATCATTAGCATTTAATTTTTTACCATTAATATCATCACCAAATTTTATTGTATATTGTTTATTTTCATTTAGTCGTAATTCAAAATGTAGATCTGACGGATCAGACTCATATATATTTAATACAGGTACATATTCATTAAAGCATTTAGTATTAACATCCTTTACAAATACATTTATAAACGGATGAGCTATAAAAACGCGATCATCAGAAGATAAATCTAAGTTTAGTAATGTATATGTTTCAAATGGTATTCCTGTAGATATTATTGTTTCATTATATAATTTCCAAGTACCATTATAAAGTGTTGGTGTAAAATCAGGATCTACATTAGATTCATCTTCTGTTAAAAAGCCATAATCGTTAACGAATGTATAGTTAATAACACCACCATCAGAGTCAGATATTCCCGAATTAACAGTTGAATATCTAGGTATGATATAGTTGTTTGATCCTGTACCTAATTGATTAATAGACATTGCACATGAGGCTGTAGAGGTTATAAACCCAACCGGATTATATCCAAGCTCTTTAACAATGCGATTTATATTTTCATATAGTTGAGTATCTGAAAATATAGCTTCAGTTGCACCAATATTTAAATAGTATGTTAATACGTCATATACATAAGAGAATATGTCAATAAAAACACTAAGGTTACTACCCTCAAAGTTTTGATCAGTAAATACACCTTGTTCTGTAAGCTTATCGTTAATAAGCTCTTTCATAGAATTGGCTGACCATCTTAAATAATCAGTTTTAGCCATTATTTCTCCTTACATTAATAGAATAATCAAATGTTAATTTACCGTCACTCACTGAAGGTACTGTATATATAACTTGAACGTGATACATATTATCATCAGGGAAGGGAGTAATTATAAGATCTCCTATTTCTACTCTAGGCTCCCATCTTTCAAACATATTTAATATTTCTCTACTTAGTTTTGTTGCTGTTAAGTCTGTTATAGGTTCATACACATATTGATATAAATTATTACCAAATTCAGGTTGTATTATTCTCTCACCGGGAACAAATAGAAACATATTAGTAATACTATTTTGTATAGCATTTAAATCAGTGCTAGCATCAATATCACGTCCTTTAGCATCTTTACGAATATCAGTTCGTAGATCCTTAAAGAGATAATTTTTCTCTAGTGTTTTTTCACCAATTGTAAGATCAAATATTAAAGAACCCATTCTTAATCTTCTTTTAGTTTATTTTTTAAGAAACTCTACTGAGATTCGTTGGCTTACATACATAATAAATTCTAGCATATTAATAGCTAAGAAAAGCTTTTCATCTTCATCTGTTACAGATTTGAGATAAGAATTCCTAATAAAATCATTCATGACTTCATCAATACCCTGCTTTTCAATCATATTTAAAATATCAGTTGTTTTTTTAGCAAATACAGATTTAAACTTATCTATAACTTTAGTACCTATATTATCAAATTTTTCTTCTATTTCAGCTTGTATTTTTTCTTCATCTGATGATTCATCTTCTTCTGGTGAATAATCAGTATCTAGGTCAACTTCTTCTTTTTCCTCTTTATCGTCCTTTTCGGTATCAGATTCCTTATCGTCTTTTTCTTCTTTATCTACCTTTTCTTTATCATCGGTTTCTTTATCTTTCTCTTCGTCATCAACCTTTTCAGTTTCTTCGGCCTCGAAGAGGATAATATTATTATATAAATCAAAAAACTTCATTGTGTCTCCTCATGATACGTTTAAATTATTTATGTAATTAACTTTAATGTATTTATATAATGTACAATAATTCATAAATACTTTTGTAATTTATAAGGTAATATACTATTATGCTTTCAAAAATATTTAAATTTGATATCAAAACGGCTGATGAGGCTGCTATTCAGAGTGAAATAAATACTTGGTTAACAAACAACCCTACCGTTGAAATGATGTTTGTTGATAACGGGTATTCTTTTGCTGAAAGAAGAAGAAGTCGACAGGATTCTAGATACACCTTTGACTCATATCTACTAAAAACAGTTTGGTATAAAGACCCAAGTGATCCAGGTTATAATGATGTCAAACTTAAAGATGTTGATAGTAGCGTCACTGTAACAGCCGAAATTAGTAATGAAGTTGATGTAAGAGTTAAGAATACTTCTGGTGTGGACCCAATTCCTGTAGACAATATTGAAGTCCCTTAAATAGAATATACAAAGAGATTTCCATCAGCTACATGTCCACAAGATGCTAAATCTGATTCTCTAACTACTCCAATATTTGCAACATAAGTAACAATTGATGCTGTCATCATATTAGCAGCGCAGTGTTGTGGTTGGTCAGGACAAGGCAAGTGAGGAAATAC